GATGGAACCCGCATGGGTAGGGCTTCCGATAGGGATTGTCACTAGCGCTGTGACGATTCCAGCAGCTGCAATACTTGCAACTTTCCTGAAGCAGCTTTCGAAGACTTTTCTCTTTTTCTCGTCCTTTTCGGTCACAAGATTACTTGCTGCGATTACTTCTAATCTGTCGGCTCCAATGTAGTCAGCGAGTTGTATACAAATATCGTCTGGAAATCCTCTCTTTCCCTCTCTGACCATTCTTATATATCTATCTGATATTCCTAGTATTTTTGCCAGCTCTATTTTTTTACCGGCTTTCTTTTCGGCTTTATCGATGAATTCGTTGATCTTCATAGCACTTTCATCCTATTGACGGGAACAAAAGTTCCGTTGTATATTCGGAACAATTGTTCCGTTTGATTGATCATTAATCTTACAGTTCAAGTTTCCCTAAGTCAAAAGAGGTTATTCATGAACTCATATCACTTAGCAATACTTCAAGCCACCAGTAACGGCCAGCACCCCGAACTAGCCGACTGCTGGCGCAATTACCACCCCAACGCAGTTTTATCAGATAGCGATTACCCAGTTTTAACCGAAGCAAACGATTCAATTTAACCCGGTTCCGTGTTGAGCGATGAGGAAACGAAGAGCGAAACACGGAACAAATTTTTTAAATCTTCAATGGAGTAATAAAACATGAAAACCCAAGTATTAGGCGTTAAACGTATGCATGGCACAGCAAAAGAAAGCGGAAACCCTTTTGACATGGCTTCCATTTTTGTCATTGTTCCTATCGAACCTACAAATTCTGCGAAATTCAGCATTGAGGGTTTCGGCTATGAAACCGGCGAAATGCCACTTGAACTCGAAGCGCTCAAACAATTCGAGCATTTCAAATTTCCTTGCGCCATTGAATTAACCCTTGAGCCTGTCCTTTACAAGGGAAAAATTTCACAAGTTGTTACCGGCACAACTTCGGTTCCTCCGGTCAAGTCAGTTTCAAACGGCTAGTAACACTACGCCGTTCACTGCCATTTTGGCAGTAATTAATAACCTGTGATCAATTTTATAGTTGTCTTTTGCGAGTATGGAAAATGAAATCTTCATCGATTGGCTCACCATTTCTCAATTACATACAGAATCAGAACCGTTCCCAATTTACACCGGGGGAATCAACGTTGACTATGACCCAGAGGGGAATGCTCGTTTTGAGAGAGTTCGCGCCGCGCGCTTTTCAGGAAGCTACGAAACGGGGATTGCTATCAAGTCCGACGGTCGTCATATATCACTCAGTGGAAACGTGGGCCGGTTTTGTCGCAAAGACAACTTGTTCAATTCCGGATGGTCATGGAGTCTCGAGAAATGTAATCGAATTCTCGTATCTCGAGGCTTACCAGCTTTCCATGCCGGAAAAGTTGCACATGCAATTGGTGAAGGCGGGCAACCTGGCGCGCGAGTATCGCGTATCGACCTTACCGCTAACTTTGCAACGGGTTCAGAATCGCAAGCCCGTCACCTTATCCGATGGCTTGCAAGCCGGTCTGTTTCCAGAATGAAAAAAGGCCGGGCGGGTGACGAGTCGGTTTGGTGGTCAAATACTCGTCACATGCTTAAAGCCTACATAAAACACATTGAAATGTTGAAACATGGGTGCAAGGAAGACGACAGGGTTTATCAATGGTGCAAGGAACAGGGGGTTGTCAGAGTGGAAATTGAACTTAAACGCAGATTATTAAACGATCTTGACATGGTAGATATTAAAAACATCACTGATGAAAAGCTCATAAAAGTTTTTCACGAACAAACTGAAATTTTCAATTCTGTCGACCGCAGCGATGAACCTGACATCCTTGATGCTATACCTTCAAAGAGCCGCGTCCATGCTGCTGCATGGATGGCTGGCCAAGACTTGCGCCAACTCCTTCCGGAAAGAACCTTTTATCGTCACTGTAAAGTTTTACGCGAATACGGCATCGACATAGCCGAACCCCGCAACGTCGAAACCTTCCCTGTAAAAGTCCGGATCGTAGAAATGAAACCTTTGCAAATGCCTGACTGGTACAGCTTAGAAGATCAACACTAACCACATTTAAAAGCAGTAGGGGAGTGATTTCAGCCTATACGCTCTCAATCCGGCGCGTATAGGGTGCAATCCCGCACCAATCAACCTTTAAGGAGTAATAACGATGTTTCAAACTATCAAAAACCTGTACCGCAAATCTGTAGATGCCGTGATGGCTATCGGTTCCAACTTGATTCAAAAATCAAAAAATTTCGCTGTATCTGTAAAAGAACGTGCCATTGAAGGTGAATGGTTACCCAAGTCCATGTTTGCAAGTGGTACTGCTGTTATTACCTTTGCTTCTACATCATCGATGGCCGCTGTACCTGCTGACGTAACCACCGCAATCACCACGGCTGTAACTGACGTTGCAACCGTAGGTGCTGCGGTTATCGTTGTCTTGGTAGGTATTCGCGTATTCAAGTGGATGGCACGCGCTTTGTAGCCTATTACTGAGGGGGGAAACCCCCTCTTTAACCATTGGGGGAAATATGGGTTACAAATTTCAAGGCATCTGCTATGACACGCTCTATGACATGCATGCCGCATGGTCGGATTATTGCCAAGCTTCAGGCTCTGGAGGTCTCGGCTCTTATTTCATGGCATGCAAAGCCGATTCTGCTGTTGGTGCTGTAGAAGTAAAAATGCTCGCTGTCTCATCCGGCGCGCAAAATGGCTCAACTTGGTATTACAACCCGCCACAAATCTCCTGTGATTCATCTGTAGCTATTAGCGATGCGGTAACTCTCTCATGGCAGCTTGCTCTGATTTTGGTAACCGCTTTTGGATTCCGCGCCATTATCAAAGCTATTTATCAGAATTAAATCTATGGAACCTCTTATCTATCATCTCGGCTACATCCTTGCTTTCTTGGGGGCAATATGGCTCATTATCACCGCTTAATCTTTCTTCTCTGCTGCCTCTATCCCTCGATCACCTTCGCCACCCTTGGAAACGGTGTTGGTGAGATCAACTTGGGCGGCTGGATCAAACAAGCTGACGGCACCTATGCCAAAGCCTTCACCAATCCAGACGGCACTAGCTCAACAGTTAAGCTTACCAGCGCACCCAAAGGCATCACGGGCACTTCTACCGCCTTAGTTCAGACTTCAAAAGGCACAATCGGCATGGACATACAAAAGACTGTCAATGTCGCCACATCGAGACTTGGACCCGCGGTTGTTGCCTTTGCCAAAAAAGCCGGACCGCTCGGCATGGCGCTCACTGCTGCTTCTTTGGTCTGTGATTTGACTACTATCTGTAATCACAATGGCGTTTGGCAAATAGCTCAATATCCACCTTTAACTGATCAATATCGTTCAATGATCGGCTGGACAGTTAATTCAACCAATTACCCGGACAAAAACTTAGATCAAGCACTTTGTGCGTCTACACCGAACTGTTCTAGTTACACATTTGATTATTCCGTTTTGAAGGTAGTTACCGGACACGTCACAGGTAATTTGCCCAAGTACTATGTTCCTACAGGTGCTTTGGTCGGTTATGTTACTGTAACCAGTATCGGTACTTACGTTACGCCGTCACCTTCATCTTATTCAAACGCTACTGATTCAGATTGGACAGCTAAACAATCCTTACTTAACGACGACCGCTTCACCCCGCACCTTATCGATGCCGGTGAATCCGTCCCGACCGATGCCGTTCCAACCCTCACACCGGGACAAAAACGTGATCTAGGCAAGGATGTAGAACCTACCAAGGATTCCAGCGGCAACATAACCGGAAGAAAAGAAACTACCACGGCTGCTGAAGTCGTCGACAACGGCACGGCCGACAAGCCGGGCAGTGTGATCATCAAAGAAACGAAAGTCACGAATTACTACGATAACAGCAACACGCTGATTAATTCCGAAACGTCGACCAGTTACACAAATCAACCTGATAAAACCGAACCATCACCGATCACGATTTCATTTGATACCGTACCTGAAGCCACGCTACCGACATACAACGTTCCTAATACCTTTACACAAACGAGTTGGGGCATCGGTGTTTGTCCACCTGATATTGATGTTGTTTTAACAAACTTTTCTTTTGTTATACCGACAGCTCCATTTTGTAACTTTGCTGAGATGATTAACCCTTTTGTACTTCTTCTTGGCTCTTTATCTTCTGCTTTTATCATTTCTGGAACGCGTGGCCTTAAGGACGCATAACGATCATGAATATTCTTATCCCATTAGGTGCTTTTCTTTCTGGTGCTCTCGGATCATTCGCCGTTCGTGCTGCTATAGGTCTTGGTCTTGGTTTTATATCTTATACGACTGTTATGGATGTATTGGTCTACTTGATTATCATGGCTCAGTTAAAGTACAACGCTATTCCGTCCTTTGCTATAAATCTCATTGGCTTATCAGGTTTCGGAGATGCTCTTGGCATGATTACTGGCGCCATCACTTTTCGGGCGAGTTTCATATTCATGACGAAAATCGGAGTTTTGCCAAAATGAGTATTACTTTAATCACTGGCAAACCCGGAACCGGTAAGACGGTTTTTTCTCTTTCTGCATTTATCAAGCCAGCATTGGAAAAGGGTCGCATCGTTTATACAAATGGCATTCCAGACCTTAAAATTCCGCATATAGAGCTTTCTAGCGAAGATTTGAACCGCTGGGATCAGCGCGAGCCTGTTGAAGGGCGTAAGGGCGTCTATGAGCTCACCACGTTGAAAGAAGATGCCTTGATCGTCGTCGACGAAGCTGCTGACGTCTGGCCAGCTTTAAACCTGAAAGTTATTCCTGAATATCTGCAATATTTGCGGAAGCATCGCAAGCACGCTTTAGATTTTCTCTTGATAACGCAAGACCCACATTTCTTGCATCCGCACGTGCTTTTAAATGTCGACAAGCACATTCACCTCGTTACTGACTGGCGCGGTACCTATTCTTATGAATGGGCGGAATACTGCGTGAATCCGATCATGCCGAGCAACCAAAGCCGGGCGGTATCTCAACGGTACAAACTGGACAAAACGGTATTTAGTGAATTCTACTCAGCTACAAAACACCTGCCGAAGCAAAAGCGCACAGTTCCTAAGATGGTCTATGCAGCCCTTATTTTGACTTTTGCTATACCTGCTATGGGTTATGCCGTTTATTCAACCATTACCAGCAAACTAGAAAACCCTATTGGATCGATTGCTACAAATGAACCGGCAAAACTTAACATGGCAAAGCAGGGGAGTGATACGCCACCGGTCGTTATCCCTATTGCTCAACCGGCCACCGATAACACACCGGTTAAACAATCTCTTTCCATGCTTTCGGAATCCGTCGATTGGGGGCAAGTCGCCGCCTGTATGTCCAGCAAATCAAATTGCATCTGCTACGGCCATAAAGCGCAACGCCTCAATATCGACCCGCAAACCTGCAATTCAGCTATTGAATATGGTTGGATTACATCCTCTAAATCCGGGAATAAAACCCTTTAATTTTGATCCGTGAAAAAAACATCTAAAGGAGTGCTTTACATGCTTTCTTGTACATTTGACGATATTCGCCGTGCTGATTTTTTGAAAATTAATGCGGCACGTTCGAGCTATTCAGACGAGTATGTTTATGTTGTTGAGGTCGTTATAGGTGGGTTTTCTTATGAGTTAGCCAATCAGGGCTTTGTCGTTGAGTTCCAGAATTTTGTTAAGGCGGTTGAAGCTGTTGGTGGATATTTTCCTGATACTAATTACAGTATGGAAACTGTTTTTTCGTTTGGTGAAAGTCATGTGAATATGGATTTTCACTGTGTTAGCCGTCCTTCTGTTGAGGAAAAAGTATGAATAAGTTTCTCGGGTTTTTAGAAGCTCTCTATATGTGGTCTTATTTCGTTGTTGTTGTCATTCTTAGGCTTTTTCGTTTGATTTCACACGATAAATTCCTTACTTTGCTTTTTGGTGATGATAAGGCGCAGTTTTCTAAGGAAGATGTCAGTTTTAAAAAGATTTACAAGAATCTCAAGTAGCCAATCTTGAAAGGAGGCTCCGAGGCTCGCGCAATGCGCGAACGTAGGAGTTCTCAAGTTGGCGTAAACGGGTAAGTTCCCGCTGCAAGGCGGATGCGAAGCCCGATCCTTTCCCTAAGACCCCGCCCTTACTGCCGTACTGGTTTATATTTTTTTCTTCTTGCCGCTAAACTCCCGATTCAAAACTGGAAGTTTTCATGGCGGCCGACTTTTCCAAACTTCAGAATATCTACTGGTTCATTCGCTATCAACGCAGAAAGAATCTTAAGCGTAAATATTACCGCCAAGCTGCGGACGAAAAAAAACGCCTGATTGATTCAGGCGTTGATAAAGAGGAATTGCGGCTTTTTTGTCGGGCATTGGCTAGGAAGCACTGCGAAATCTCAGAAAAGCGCTTACAAGATTATTTAGAAGCAAAGTGACACGATCTCCCTGCCGACGCCCGTATTTTCTACGATTCAATTGCGTATAATTTGTAT